TTAGAATTGTCTACCATTCTCCCAATCAATAATATCCTGCATTAACCAGCTTAACTGGCCGGCTCTAAACCTTGGTTTCGGGAAGCCTTCACGCCTTTGCTTCCCATTTCCTGCCCATAAACGAATGGAATGAGGGGTTAATCCGTATCTACTAGCTAGCTCATCTGTTTTTATATAAACATGTTCTTTTTTAGTACTCTTGTCTTCACTTATCATAATTACCTCCACATATCTGCCGCATACAGATTTAAAAATTAAATATCGTCGTTAACTGGTTTAATTAAATGCTGGTGGATAATAGACACATACTTAGCCTGATGAATTGCATCAGCTAATGCGTTATGTTGTTCTCCTTCAAATTCGAGTGTTCGCTTAGGATCAATACCAGCATTACGGCCTAGCTCTACAATCGTTCTAACACAGCGATTGTTCCAATGTTTCCAGAATGGATCTAAACCGACTGCATCATATGCGTTACGCAAAATAACATTGTCAAAATCAACGCCATTACCCCACACCTGAACATCATCAGTTAGAACTCTCTCGGCAAAAAGATTTAGGTCGGCTAGTGATTCTTCTAACTCATAACTAACACCAACAATTTCCGATCTAGCTTCAGCGCTTTGCTTTATCCACCAAAGGACGGTATCAGCATCGATATGAAGACCTGCACGCTCGCAACTTCTTAAATCGACAACTTGGTAAAATGTAGGCCCAATCTCACCAGTTGAAGGTTCAAAAGCGACTGCACCAATAGAAACAATGGCTGCATTGTTATGTGTGCTCATTCCTTCTAGATCTACCATTAAGTGTTTATATTTCATTGCTAGTCCTTATCTATGGGGTGTATATTAAATTTCAGTTATTTAATTTAGTAACTTGTGCCAAGGAGGCTAAAATGAGACGTAATAGAAAAAATACAACCTGGCTTGATGTGGCATCTTGTCTATTTAGAGGCATTAGCTGTCTCATTGGTGCTTTGGCTATAATCATGCTTTCAGTTCTGATACTTTTAGCATTGTTTTACGGATTGAAATAAAAAATCCGCCCGAACATATAAGATATTAGTTGGGTATCCTTTAAACTGTGATTAGTGTGACCTCAGTCAGTGTTTTCAAAATGTTTAGCGATATACCCATTCGTAATATCGTCTATTAAATCTATCCATCCCTTCATATCTCTTCATTATCTAAATTTAATCCTATCGAGCAAAATATTTCACTAAAAATACACTTATGCGTTTTTTATTTTAGATGTATTCTCTAGTTGGCTCTTTGCGATAGAGCCGACCTTAGTAATGAGTTTTATGTGTATCTCTTGCCGATCATCCCATGTGTCGGCATTTTTTTATCTAGCTTCCTTGTTAAATTAATATTGTTCACTATGCTTAAATTGCTTACACAAAGAAACTATAAATATCCCTACACAATTTGCCGCCCAATCCGTGTCGGCAATTTTTTTATTACCAGGTCTGGTTTATTAAACACTCGATATTGATTTATGTTCATTAACTATGTTAAAAAGCTGATACTTATTATTACAATTAAATCACTCATCAAGATTCCCTTACCGCCTCCGTCATGGCGGTATTTTTTTAATTCATTTTGGCAAATAACCGATTGAATTGTAATTTACAGCGACGAATGCAGCGTCCATGTAGAGTTTTCATGGCAAGCCCCTTAATGATTTGTAAGTTAATTTCATTTCTTGATAAAGTTTTGTACCTTCACCAGCATCGTAAAGCTCTTTCCATTTATCCCAATTATCGATAACAGCTGACCACTGAGGTGAACATGCTTTCATTTCATGTAATTGGCTTGCTAGCTCAGGCACGGCTTCTAGTAATCGAATGCAGCGGCCTAAATCAGCACCATCCCAAGGGTAATGATTTGGAGCGCTAAATTGACCAGAAAGAACGGAAGCCATATATTTTGAACTCGCCCCTACATCGTCACTAGCAAGCCATGCAGTAAGCCCCATACCTTCAGAAGCTTTAACAAGCGGCTTTTTGAATTCGTCACAAACCAAATTTGCAGCCTTAATAATGGCATTCATATAACGAGGTTCAGCAGGTATGCCGGGTATTTGTTTTTCTATTTCAGTAGAAATAGCGGAAATTAAATTAATTTGGCTAAGTTGCATTATTAATACCCTCGTTATTAATAATCGTTGTTGTAATGAATCTCATCAGCGTCAGATTCATCTAAAACTAACAGGCTACCGCCGTAATAAAGCGCACCAACAAGGCGCTCAAACTCAGAACGGAACTGAACAACTTGCTTACCAAGCGTGTCATGGTATTCAAGCTCACCAGCGTATAGGCTGTAAACTGGATACCCATCATGCATAACTGCTACGTCTTCACGCATTTCTCTAGTGGTTTTTTGATGGAAGCTAAGGTAGGTCTCGCACTGGTGATATTTTTCTTTGCTTCTATGGCTGTATGGAGAGTCGCTAGCTGGTTCTTTCTCCAAGCCGATATGAAAAAATCCTTTTTCCCATGTATATTCTCCATCGGAAATAACCACTAGTGGTCTCCCCCAGCCCTCATGAGCCGCTTCTTCTTGATATTGATCTACGTATGCCTTCCAAAGGTCAGATGCTTTGATATATTTTGGAATTTCATGTGATTTGATAAATTTCAATACCAAATCTTTCATGCCGTTAACCATTTGCTCGCTGACACCATTCATTTCCCATTGGCTAGAAAGCTCTTTAGCCATTAATAGGTTATATTTAGGTAGGTCGACCACTTCACTAATATTTTCAGGAAGTGCTGATTCAAGGGCTTTTTTAACTCGGTCAGGAAAATTTCCCCAGCTAAAAGTATCTTTAATTGCTTTTTCATAAAGACTCTTAACATGAGTACGGATCATTTCTGCATACTCGGGGGATTTTTCAAACTCAGAACAATGTTTAGCGATATCATTTGCCAAGCTATCAGCAATAATATTTTTTCCTTTCGGCATAATTAATACTCCACGCAATATTTAGATAATAAGAGTCCGTCTCTTAATAAAGAGAATTAATTCCTTGGTGTTGGCTAAATATAAAAAAAATAATTAAATAATAAATAAAGCCACTGACAAATAATGAATATATTTACCTAGTATGAACACTGAATATCAGTGGCCTTATGTATTATGAAAAAGGGCGGCACAACACCGCCAAAAACTACAAGGGTCAATCACTAGCAGTGGCAATACTATTTTCAGCTAAGATACGCTGATAAATTTCTTCACGATGTACAGCAACATCTTTTGGGGCTTCAATACCAATCCGCACTTGGTTTCCATTAAACCCCAAAACAGTAACTTTAATATCATCACCAATCATTAAAGTTTCACCGACTCGACGAGTTAAAATAAGCATTCCCATACTAAACACTCCACACAGTTAAAAGGTTGCCTGATTATTTAGCCACATCAGGCGGCTGTGGTATTCTTGGTGTCACCACAACAGACCAAGAAGGTAATACTATGACTGACAATGCAAGGCAAAATGCCCGTAGCTTTATTTACGCTGAAACATATAGAGCTTTATCAGGTTTACTCACTGAAGAACAAAAAAAGCTATTAATTAAACATCTAAAAAGTCAGGTAGAGGAAGAATCTTCATACCTAGAGACAACTGAAGATGTTCAGCGTCATCTAATTGATGAGCTAGAAAGCAAAATTAACATCCTTTATTCAGCTTAAGCTCAAAAGATAAATCTTTATCTAAAAAGTGATTTAGTTGCTGTGAGATGTTATTTGCAGCAACCATTTCCTTATCTGTTAAGTGAATATCCGCAGCGTCAACCTTTAATAATAAATCTTCAAATTCACGCCTTACTAGCAGTAAATTGTTAATTTCAACCAATTTACTGATGTGGTCATATAACCAAGCGATATCACCTGTTGAAAGTTCAGACTCACAACCAATAAAATTAAAGCTTCTTGTCAGGCGGTGTATTAAATTGCCATGAATGCAAATCTTCGCTCTTTCAAGTTTTTCAGTACTAATATCATAATGCTTTTCAGTTGTTTTATTTTCGGCACTTACGTTCAACTCTCTCTCGATTAGCGCTTTAACTTCATCGATTCCATTTTGTTGTGCCTCTTCGCCAGTAAGGCCAATTGCTCTCACTGCACTGATTGCCTTCATGCGTGCATCGGATAAATCTCTGAGAGTTCGCCAAAAGTCTATAGATGAGTTGTTTTTGTCTTCGCTAGCCACTTTTCACCCCACACATTTAAGTTAAATTAGTACCTGGTTATTTAACCACCTCAGGCGGCGGTGGTTTTGCTGTACCCCTACAACAAAATTTAAGTTAAAATCAAAATACCCCTACAATAAAATGAGCACTAATAATGATTGCTGAACTATCTGCATCCTTTTCTGCTATCAAAGAATCACTCGGGTTATTAAAAGTAATAAGCGATGCCAAGACAGATACTGAAATACAAAATGCAACAAACGAACTTCGTGAAAAACTGCGCTCACTTCAAATGGAGAATATGGCGTTGAGTAATCTCATACATTCTCAATTGGCAGAGATAAGCTCTCTGAAGAGCGAATTGCAAAAAATAAAGAGTTTTGAATCCGAGGCATCTGAATACCAGCCTTATAAATTTACTTCTGGAACGGTCGTGTACTCTCGCACAATAGAGACCGATAAAGGCGCCTGGAGTCTGTATGCTTGTCCACATTGTTTTGCAGAGCAAAAAATATCTATACTTCAGCCAAGCAATGGAAATCATACTTTTAATCATGTTTTTTGTCCTTCATGTAAGAACGATTACCGGGAAAACAAAAGACCACCAGTTGCACCGCGTATGATTAAACATAATCTTTATTAGTCTTTTGTGCCTCAACCCCAAAGCTACCAGTAAATCTTTATATGGTAGCCTCTACTAGCTGGAGCTTTCTTCGCCGATACCCCACACATTTAAAATTTAGTATCTGTATTGCTGATGTGAATAATATTAGTCCGACTTATTTTTATTGTCAACACTCTTACTAATAATTTATTTTGTACGGTGATTATACATGGGGATTAGGAGGGAGGAGGAAGAGTGTTTACCTGAATTCCATTGACGAAAATCAGCTTAGGCTTTGAACCTTTGGGAGGTAAGTGTGCTTTTTCTTGACTGATCCCACCGTAGAATTCTTAACTCAAGAGAGTCAAGATAGGCTCTAGCATCCGGATCTAGCCATTCGGAATTGACGCCTTGCAAGATAGTTTCAACAAGTATCTTTTTTTCTTCTGGCGCAGAAATAAAAGATGAGGCTACGAGATGACTTCTCGCATCAGCAGTAGTTTCTGGTGGCGTTTGTTGTTCTGTACAATATTTCGCTATCTTATTGATTTCATTTTGTAATGATGGGCTGAAATCGGATACCGAGCATCTAAATCTATCCGCGAATTTTATTGCAACCTCTACATTTAAAGGAATACGACCATTTAAATATTGACTGACAGCGCTTTGGTTAGCGAAACCAAGATCGTCAGCTAAAACAGCTTGAGTTAAGCCTTCTTGAGCCTGAAACAAGGCCTTCAGCCGCGCTGCATCAAATTTTTGTTCTTCAGTAAGTGGTTTGGCTGGCATCTATTCATTTCACCTGGGTAAAGCAATCCTTTTATAAGTCTATTACAAGTACTAATAATCAAAAAACAGTAAGACTATTGACCTGTAATAGTAGTCGGACTAATATTTATCAACTTAACGATATTCCTTAAGGTGAATAAATGAAAAAAAGTAACAACATAAAGCTAATCCGAAAAAAATTAGGGTTATCTCAATCTGAGTTTGCATCCCTGATTGAGGTATCACAGAGCAATGTTAGTCATTACGAGCGAGGAAATCAGAGAGTTCCTCAGGATATAGCAAGCAAAGTTATAGGGCTTGCTAGCGAACGAGGAATAAACCTCTCCTTTGATGATATCTACATAGCTGGATGAGGATTTTACCACCCTATATACATATTTTAACCACAGCAAATTTATAGGAGATGTGGGATGAAACAAAATTGGCAAGCAGAAAAACAACCGGCATGGCTGGTGGCTGCAATTAGAAAAACAATCTCATCATTACCGGGTGGGTACGATGAGGCACCTGAATGGTTAGGTAAAAAAGATACTGATAATCCATCAGGGGTAACAACCCAATCACTTTATAACCGTCTGCGTACGGATGGCGATCAGTTATTTCCTTTGGGTTGGGCAATGGTGCTACAGCAAGCAAGCGGTAATCATTTTATAGCTAATGCAGTTGCTAAAGCATCGGGCGGTATTTTTGTTCCACAACCGGATATTGGCGATATCGATAATGATGATATTAACAACCGCTTAATGGAAGCATTGTCCGCTATCGGTGAGTACTGCGAATGCATCAAGGAATCCATTGCTGATGGTGAAGTTGATGAGTCGGAACGGGAGAAAATTGAAGAAAGGTTATACCTGGCTAGTGCAAAACTACAAGAACATGCGTCATTGGTCTACCGCGTATTCTGTCGCCCTGAAAAGGTTGACGCCTCAGATATGCGGTCCGAGGCGTCGGTTGCTAACAACTTAAGTGTGGAGTAATTAGCATGAGTAGCTTATCAAATAATTCCATTCCAGTGCAACTACGAAGTTCAGCGAGTCCAGATGGAAGTCCTCATTTGCAGTATGAACTTATGGTACAGAACCAGTGGATCCCCGTAAACCGCAGATATGTTGAGTGGGCTGTGGGTAATTTAAATGTCATCGTTGATTTTAATTCCAAAGGTAAAGGTGATGCCAAATGACAAACATAAAAACCTTAACCGTTACTTCCGAGATAGGCGCGGCATCGTCGTTAAAGTCATTGAGTGGGATCCGTACCAAAAACGGGTCATTTTCATATGGGGCGATTATCCACATTGGTGCTTTGTTCCGCTCTGGTTATTTCAGCGTGATTACACAGAAGTTAAAGATTAAAAGTGGTGATAGGTATGGTAACTAACACATTTGATGTTGTGCAAGCAATGTCAGGGCATAAAAACGTAATTGTTATACCTGTGCCTTACCTTGAGTTTTTTAAGGGTGATCAGCAAGCCCATGCCTTGGCTGCAATACTGAACCAATTGGTATTTTGGTCAGGTGTTGCATCAAGTGCTGAGGGTGGATGGTTTTATAAGAGCCATGAAGATCTTGCTGATGAAATTAAAGGGCTATCAGGCGAAGAGCAATCGCGTAGGCTGGTGGATAAATTACGTAAAAAATACTTCCCTGGCATCATTGAAACTAAGACTAAGAAAGTAAACGGCACTCCAGTAACGCACTATCGATTAGATGGTGATGCACTTATCTCAATGATTTTTCCTGCAATTTCTGAAACGTCGAAAGTGAGGAATGGAAACGTCGAAATCGACGAATCCAATCGTCGAAAATGCGGAATGGAAACCGCAGAAATGCAGAATCATGGAAACGTCGAAAATGCGGATTCCTATCTTTATACAGATCTTAACTCAGATAATAACTTACAGATCAATAAATCTCTTTCGTCGCAGAATTCTAACGAATCCAGCGACCAGTCAAAAATCGATTTTTTAAATCGTTACCCAGAGGCGGTGATTTACAGCGCTAACTTCAAAAAATGGGGAACGGAAAAAGACCTAGAGTGTGCCCAATGGCTATTTGAGCGGAAACAGTGGCTATTCCAAGAGCGCGGTATTGGTGAGCCTGATAAGCCTAACTTCACTGAATGGTCGAATACCGTTCGACTGATGCGTGAAATTGACGGGCGCAGCCACAAGGAAATTTGCCAACTCTACAAGCGCATTACCCTCGATGATTTCTGGCATTCAGTCATTTTGTGTCCATCCAAACTTCGTGAGCAGTGGGAAAAGGTCGTTGTTAAATTTGCCAGTGGACAAAAAGTGAGTGTAGACCCCGTAGAACGTGACAATGCTTACACACGGATTATCGGTTCAAGGCTAACTCCTAAAAATCGGACGGAAGAAATTGCAGCTGAATTAGCGGGCAAGCAGGGTGTTCGTAACATGTCGGATTTTGTAGGTCGCAAGGCATGGGTAGGTATTTGGCAACAGGCAGCAGAGCAAGCAGCGAAAGAGGTGACAGCATGATGCGTAGTGAAACTAAAACAATCTATGGTGTTGACGTTCTAGGCATGATTGCCATGTTCAAACAGCTACGTAAATGGCGCACGATTCGCAAGCTTCGCAACAGATGGAATCAATCTCGTCGTGATTTAGTGACCTGCAGGAAGTTTCGCCACTTAAACCATCATGCTGACCATTTTCAAGTTCAGCAGCGTTATAAGCATATGCGCGAGTATGTTAAATCCCACCAGCAGCGAGGTGCTATCTAATGAAATTAACATACGGATCAGTGTGCTCTGGCATTGAAGCGGCAAGCGTTGCTTGGGAAGCATTAAACATGAAACCTGAGTGGTTTAGTGAAATTGAACCATTCCCTTGCGCTGTATTAAATCACCACTGGCCAGAAGTTAAAAACCTTGGCGACATGACCACTATTACCGACAAATTGAAAGCAGGTGAAGTAACTGCGCCTGACGTGCTAGTGGGTGGCACTCCATGTCAAGCGTTTAGCGTAGCGGGTTTACGTGGTGGTTTAAGTGATGAACGCGGGCAATTAACTTTATCATTTGTTGAATTAGCGGACTGTATTGATGAAATCAGAGAAAAAGACGGCAAAGAGCCAGCCATTATCGTCTGGGAAAATGTCCCCGGTGTCCTCAGTAGCAGAGACAACGCATTTGGATGTTTCCTTGCCGGATTGGCTGGAGAAGATGACCAGTTTGAACTTGGTGCGCGACCTGAACATGGAAAATCAAGCCAGTTCTGGAAGTGGAACAAGAAAACCAGTGAGCACGTTATCAGTTGGCCAGTCGCTGGTTATATTGTTGGACCCAAAAGAACTATCGCGTGGCGGGTCCTCAATGCTCAATATTTCGGAGTGCCCCAACGACGCCATCGTGTCTTCGTTGTCGCAACTGCTAGAAAAGACATCAGTGTCTCAGAAATATTATTTGAGCAAGCAGGCATGCGAGGGGATATTGCGACGAGCGGAGCGCAGGCAGAAGCAATTACCAGTGATGCTGGAAAATGCCTTGCAAGCGGCAATCAAACAACAGGAACCATCTTAGCAAATTGCGGTGCTAAGCATTGGTCGGGTAATCAAGAGGTATTCTCTGGTGATTTTCATGTAGTTGATACGTTCCGTTTACAGTCATTTGGTCAATATACCCAAGATGATTCAGCATCGACGTTAAGATGCCTTGATGATAAAAGCGCGACTGATTTAATCGTCTTTAATCCACAGGCTGGTGGAAAAACATCATCAACACTGGGCGCTAGTTCTGAAATAGTTGGTTGTTTGCAAGCTTCTCAACAGCCCGCAATTTCTTTTGCTGAAAATACTCGAGGAGACATCAGGCTAACTAATAGCGATGGTCAAATAACTGGCCCATTATCTTGTGGAGGTGGTAAGCCAGGGCAGGGATATCCAGCTATAGTTGATCGCCATGGTACCAGCGTTAATAACATCGTACGAAGATTAACCCCCATTGAATGCGAACGCCTACAGGGCTTTCCCGATAATCACACCAAAGTACCTTTCAATAATAAATCTATTGAGGATTGCCCAGGTGGTCACCGCTACCGTGCTCTAGGTAATTCTATGGCTGTACCGGTCATGCATTGGATCGGCGAGCGTATATGTGCCGCTGTTGAAAATACATTTCAAGAAACCAAGGAAAATAAAGAAATGATCCATGTATCTAGCTTCTCTGGTGGTCGTACTTCAGCATTCATGGTTCATTTGCTTGAGCGCAAAGCTGCAAAAGAAAATTTAACGATTAAACATGTATTTATGGATACAGGTGCAGAACACCCTAAAACATATGAATTTATACGCAATGTTGCTAAACACTGGAATATTGACCTTGTTTGCTTACGCCTTGTTATCGATCCCGAGCTAGGTAAGGGAAATACCTATAAAGTGGTTTCAGTTGATGAAATTGGTCCCGACTTACAACCATGGATAGATGCCTGCAGTAAATACGGCACTCCGTATGTACATGGCGCTTTTTGTACTCGAACCATGAAAACAGAGGTATTTACTCGCTACTGCAAAGAAACGTACGGTGATTACCACACATGGTTAGGTATTAGAGCCGATGAACCAAAGCGATTAAAAGAGCGTGAGGGTGTTTCATATTTAGCTGATATTAGCGAAGTTGAGAAACAAGACATTCTCGACTGGTGGGCTGAACAGCCTTTCGATCTAGATTTACCTGAGCATTTAGGTAACTGCGTTTTCTGCGTTAAAAAAGGTATTAATAAAATCGCGTTAGCAACTCGTGACGAGCCAGAGCTAGCACAACAGTTTCTCGATGTCATTACTGACAAATCAGTCCGTGTAGTAGAACGCAGACAACAAGAAAATAAAATCATGTATCGAGGTAATAATTCACTCGAAAGCATTATTGCAATGTTTGCGGATCATTCTCGTGATGATATAGCGGCAACTATTCGTGGTGCTGGTGGTTATGATGCTGGCTCATGCAGTGAGTCATGCGAGCCATTACTATGCGAACTGGAAGAAGAACAAAGCGAGTATGTTAAAAAACTCAATTTGTTGAAGTCGAAGCCCACCCATAAATTAAATGAAATTGGGGATCAGTGGCAATCCCCCGAAAACCTCGTATGTGGCATTAATTCAATTTATGGCCCATTCACCCTAGACCTGTTCACCGATGGTGAAAATAGTAAGGCACCCCATTTCTACACTGCGGAAGATAACGCATTAACACAGGATTGGTCAGCAAAGTTAAAAGAAATTGGCGGTGTGGCTTTTGGTAATCCCCCGTACTCACGCAGTTCATATCATGAAAAGCAAGCAATAACAGGAGTTCGTCACATTATGTCCCATGCTTCAGCGATGCGGGAACTTGGTGGCCGTTATGTCTTTTTATTGAAAGCGGCAACGAGTGAAGTGTGGTGGCCAGAAAATGCAGATCACATCTGTTTTATCCGTGGGCGCATTGGTTTTGACGTTCCGAAGTGGTTTGTCCCTGCTGATGAAAAACAAAAACCAACCGGTGCATTTTTTGCCGGGGCAATTGTTGTATTCGATAAAACATGGAATGGAAAAGCATTTGATTACATCAGCAGAGAAGAACTGGAACAGCGCGGTAAGGCGTTTATAGAGCAAGCACGGTGGTTAGCTAAAAAACTGGAGGTGGCAGCGTGACTCCATTATATCTACGAATAGCAAGTGAATTTAAAGCAGGTAAAGAAATAACAACCAAGAAAATCAGAAGCATATATGCATCATCTAACAGTCATACAAAAATCACGATAGATTTTTTGCTCAGAGCTAAAGCGATAAAGAAAACAGGAAGAAAAGAAGGAGCTTTTAGTATTTATGTGCTTCAGCAAGATGCTTATGAGAAAACAGTCGAACTAGACAATAAAAGCAAGAGATATAGAGCAAAAACAAATCGACATGTTAAGTGTGATGTTAAAGAGTTAATGAAAACGCATAACCCATTGATATTAAAATTCAATGCATTGCTGGCGGGGGTTAGATAGTGAAAAACAAAATGCCAGAAATTCACCAATGCAAATGCGGTAGCGAAGATTTGCACATTCAAACTCTCGAATATCGCACATGGTTCTATGTTTATTGTCATAGTTGCGGTGCGAAAGGCCCTGCAGTAAATGATAAGCCATCAGCGGTGGCAATCTGGAATGAGGTGGTATCAAAATGACACATGCTGAATTATGCGAGATAGCTGTTAAGTTTCTCAATAAAAATGGCTTTAAAGTTGCGTTCGGTGACAGATTTCAAACTGTTAACAGCACAGGTGAGCAGCCGGATGCGATTGGCTTCAGAAATGGGTCAAGTTGCTTAATCGAAGCAAAAGTAAGTCGTTCTGATTTTTTAGCAGATAAGAAAAAGAAATTCAGAGCAAATCCTGATCTTGGGATGGGCGATTGGCGTTTTTATATTTCACCGCCAGATATTATCAAAATTGAAGACCTTCCCGCTGGGTGGGGCTTGTTGCACGTAAAAGGCAATCGGGTATTTAAAATTCACGGATGGCCGGGCAATTGCGAATGGTACACAGAAAAGCCTTTCAATTCGAATAAGCAAGCAGAGTGCAATCATTTATATGGAGCCCTTCGCAGGCTACAAATCCGTGGCTATTTGCATGAAATTTACGAGGGGTACCCATCGGAATGAGTAACACAATATCGCTAATTTTGCCGTTTCCACCAAGTGTTAATGCTTGCTGGCGGAACATCAACGGTAAAACGTTAATCAGTGCAAAAGGGCGGGTATTCCGTGCAAATGCAATGGCTGTTATCTATGAACAGCTACGCAAAAGACCAAAAGCTATTACTGAGCACGTGTCAGTCATTGTGAAGATGTATCCACCCACTAACCATAGGAGAGATATTGATAATTACTTGAAAGCACCATTTGATGCATTAACACATGCCGGGGTTTGGAAAGATGATGACCAAGTTAAGCATGCTGATATTACCTGGTGTGAGGTTGTAAAAGGTGGTCGATTTGAAATAACGATCATCCCTAAGCGTTGA